TGGCGCAACAGACTTATATTACGACGGCGCGGCAAAGATATCCACGACAAGCACAGGCGCTAGTGTTACTGGTAGTTTAACTATTGGAGGCCAACTTGCAGTTACCGGCCCTCAAGTTATTACAGCGAATACAACCGCAGTATCGGGCGACTTCTTAACAGTAAAAACAGCAGGGATTACTATTACACTACCTGCCTCTCCCGCCGTTGGGTCTTTTGTAATTGTTAAAGACGGTACGGGGGCAGCCGCAACAAGCTCATTTACCGTTGCTAGGAATGGTTCAAACATAGCAAGCTCTGCAACCGACCTTACTTTTGATGTAAATTTCGGGCAAATAACATTGACCTACGTAGACGCCACCATAGGTTGGAGTGTGTAAGGGAGGAGCGTCATGCTAGGTTTTTACCCTTTAGCTTCGGCTCCCATAGCAGATGATGCAAATGTCTCTGTTAGCATAAGCGTATCCGGCGTTCAGGCTACGGGGCAACTTGGTACTGCTGCGGTTTATGCAGAGGCCATAGTATCTCCAACAGGGGTACAAGGCACCGGTGTTATTGGTAGTCTTGCAGTCGAAGCCGACGCCAATGTTTTAGTTACAGGCGTTGCAGCCACAGGTAATACCGGCTCAGTCACCGTTGATCTACGTACCAGAGCGGACGTAACAGGCGTAGAAGGCACTGGAGAGATAGGCACCCCTGTTGTTAACGCCGCTGCCATAGTTGATGTTACGGGCGTAGATGCCACCACAATACTTGGCAACATCGCGGTAGAAGCCGATGGAGCAGTTGAAGTCATTGGTAATGCCGCCACTGGCGAGATGGGTACCGTCGCTGTAATAGGCGAAGCAGTTGTTGCCATTACGGGGGTTCAAGGTACTACAGCACTAGGCACAGCCGCAGTAGAAGCAGATGCGATTGTTGCGGTTACAGGTGTAGAAGCTACTGGCGCTATTGGCACTGTTGCGGTAGAAGCCGGTGCCGATGTAGATGCTGAGGGCTTAGAAGCCACGGGCGCAGTAGGATCGGTTGAAGTAACCGGCGTAGCCATTGTTGCCGTTACTGGAGTGGTGGGAACCACGGCCCTTGGTGAAGAAACCGTCACTGCCGGAGCAACAGTTAGCGCTACAGGCGTAGAAGCCACGGGCGAGCTAGGCACGGTAACCCAGATAACCAACAACATTATCGACGTTACAGGTCTACAGGCAACTGCTCAACTAGGCACGGCGACAGCAGAAGCGGATGCCAACGTCAATGTTACGGGTGTTCAAGGCACCACAGCATTAGGTGAAACCACCGAAACAGGTACAGCCACAGTGTACGCTATTGGCGTACAGGGCACAGGTAGAGTTGGGAATGTATTGGTTTGGGGCGAAATAGTACCGAATCAAAACGCAGGCTGGGTAGACGTAGACGATAGTCAAACACCAAATTGGGCGGAAATAGCAGCATGAAAATAGTAAACGAAGCAACAGATTTAGGCGCAGCAATCGACCCCAAGCATGAAGTTGAGCTTTTATGCAGTAACTGTGGGTATGATCTTGATGAAGCTGAAATAACAGCAGACACTTGTTCAGATTGCGGCGAAGCACTAAACTTACGTCAGAATACAAAGATTTACGCGACAAGCGTACCGCCTGCGGGTGGCAGCACATTAGTATAACTGGAGTGCCCCGATGGCTACTTATGATAATGATCTTAGACTAAAAGAGATCGCAACAGGCGACGAGTCGGGTACTTGGGGCACTAGCACCAACACCAACTTAGGGTTGATTTCTGATGCTTTTGGCTACGGCACAAAAGCGATGGCTGCTGACTCAGATGAGACGTTCACTATTCCTGATTTCAGTGCTGATCCTACCAGAGGAATGTTTTTAAAAATAACTTCGGGGGTTAGTTTAACGGCTACAAGAGTGATTACTCTCGGACCGAATACTGTTAGTAAAATATGGATTATAGACAACGCTACTACCGGTGGTCAAACCATTACGATCAAACAGGGGGCAGGCGCTACGGTAAACGTACCAAACGGCTCTAAAGTAATGGTCGTCACAGACGGTGCGGGCGCAGGCGCTGCGGTACTTAACGCTAACCCAACAGAAATTGGTGGTACGGTAACAAGTGTTGGCGGTACAGGTACGGTAAACGGCATAACCCTGACCGGTACGGTAACAAGTTCAGGAAACCTTACACTTGGCGGTACACTGGTTAACGTCGACCTTACCTCTCAGGTTACGGGTACCCTTCCTATTGCCAACGGAGGTACCGGCACCACCTCAACTACGTTCGCAAATCTCACAACAAACGTAACTGGCACTCTTCCTATTGCCAACGGAGGTACCGGCACCACCTCAACTACGTTCGCAAATCTCACAACAAACGTAACTGGCACTCTTCCTATTGCCAACGGCGGCACTAATGCAACTACGGCAGCCGGAGCGCGAACAACTCTAGGCGCAGCGGCATACCCCATACAGAAAGGCACTAACTACACAGCGGTTTCTGGGGACGTTATAATAGTCACGGCGGGTAGCATTACTATTACCTTACCCGCTACACCAAGCGCAGGTGACACTGTAGGGATAAAAGATGGTACAGGTGCGGCAGCTACGACATCTTTTACTATAGCAAGGAACGGCTCTAATATTGCTAGTTCTGCTACAGATTTAACTTTTGATGTTAACTTTGGTGAGATCACCATGAGTTACATAGATGCTAGTATTGGATGGAGTGTATAAATGAGTAATTTAAGCGAGTTAATAGGTGGCGGTGGCGGTGGTGGAACAATAGAAGCCACAGCATCTGGAGCATTAGCAAATGGTGATTTAGTTTCCTTAAATAGCGATGGAACTGTTAGTGTTGTTGCGGGAAACGCCACTTACGCAGTAACTAGCGGGCCAACTATTTCTTCTACATTTTTAGAAGGAAACAATATTTATGCGGCTGCTTATGACCCAGTTCAAGGTAAGGTCGTTCTAATATACAACAGCGTAAACAGCTCAAGATACGGCACGGCTATTGTAGGCACAATCTCAGGAACAACTTTGACCTTTGGAACTCCTGTGACATTTTGGAGTACTTCAACCTTTCAGCTTCAAAACATAGTTTATGAGCCAAGCTCTGGAAAAATGGTTGTTATTGGTTACACCGGATCAGGACAAGGAACAGCTATCATAGGCACTGTATCTGGGACTAGTATTAGTTTTGGTACTTCGGCTAATTTTATATCTTCTGGTCTGGATTTTGGCTCTTATGCGCCTGCCCTCTGCTTAACTGGGACTAGTAATCAATTTTTAGTGGCTTGGAAAAGCGGAGGTTACGGACGAGCGCGGGTAGGCACTATTTCTGGAACAAGTATCAGCTATGGAACTGAGGCTGTATTTTATACCGGCGGTATTGCCTACGCAGACGCCCATTATAATTCGGCTGAAGATAAAGTTATGGTAGTTTATAGAGATGAGGAAAATTCATCTTACGGTACAGCTAGTGTATTGAGTATTTCTGGTACAACTATTACTTACGGCGCAAGAACTGTCTTTAATAGCGCTACTACGACCGGCTCTAAAGTTATGTACCATCCTCCTTCTGGGAAAATGTTAATTGCTTATGGTTATAATGCAGTAGTAGCAAAAGCCGCAACAATATCTGGGACAAGCGCAACTTATGGTTCTGCGACTACAGTGTATAATAGCACTCCTTATTATCTTACAAAAAACCAAGGTGGGTTCGTAGGGGGTGGTTGTTATTTTACTTATGCAGGTTCGGGTTTTGATGGATATATATCTAAACTTGGTATAGAGGGAACCACTGTAGTCGAGCTAGAGCCAGAGTATGAGTTTGAAACTACAGACTTTACTCTTGGGTGCATGGCTTACGACACAGGAAATAATAAAATAGCCACTTTCCGTTACGGAAACCCATCTCAAACTAAGGTTGTTACTCCTGTTTTTACAACCGCAGATAAATTTATAGGTATATCTGATGGCGCTTACTCTGATGGAGCAACTGCTACTATTCAAGTCGTTGGTTCTGTAGACGACGCTCAGTCTGGGCTATCTGCGGCAACAGCTTACTATGTAACACCTGATGGAGAATTAAGCGCGTCTGCGGGCGATCCTGTGGTTTATGCGGGTATAGCTTTATCGTCAACAGAAATTCTTATCAAAGGATAAAACATGAAAACTATAGTATGCGAAGAAAACTGCTCCAAGTACTTGTTTGCTGACGATAAACAAGTCAACGTAAAAGACGACTGCATTGAAGTAGGCGATCCTGCTAACTTGGACTTTATTATTGGCGACCTAAACTCTGGCAACGCCACTCTTATCGAAGGCGTAACTGAGCCAGACGATTGGTACGGTTGTAAATACAACTATGTCAACGGCGCTTGGGAACTTTGCCCTGATTGGATTGATCCACGTTTGGAACAGCCTGCGGCCTAAGAGTATGACAAGTGACGCATCTATTTTTGTTATATGTACTGGTCAACGGCCAGATACAGTCTTCGGACATGTATTTCTATGACATCAATAGGTGCAATTACTTTGCTACAGCTATTGTTAAGGGGAAAGTAGAACGGACACTTAATTACGAGCCGAGAGGCGTGGCCCTTGCAGCTTATTGTTTACCACGAAGGGCAGACCCCGAAGCAGTGAGGCCGTACTAATGGACCCCATAACGATAAGTGCCTGTATAGCAGGAGCGACAAGAGCGTACAACCTCGTTGCCAAGGCAGTAAATGCCGGACGTGAGATAGAGGATACCGCTCAGTATATAGGTAGGTTTTTTGATTCTAAGGAAAAAATCCTAGAGATAGAGAAAGAAAACCAATACGGCCCTAAGTTCCTGCGAGGCTCGTCGGTAGAGGCCCAAGCCTTAGAAATACAGATGGCAAAGCACAAGACGCAGCAGATGGAAACTCAGCTCAGAGAAATCATCGTATTGTATGGGCCGGGAGAAGCCTTCTACAGCGAGATGATGAAGACACGGCGCACCATACGCGCACAACGCCTCGCTGCTGCTGAAGCACGGGCTAGGCAAAAACGGTTTATTATCGACGGTACCTTGATCCTCTTAATGACTGGAGCGACAATGGGTATAGTTTTTTGGATGATAAACTTAGTCGTAGGATAGTTGGTATTGATTCCTTGTATGCTATTATAAAACGACTATTTTTCTGGTGGGTTTGCCATGCCATTGACCAAATTGCAATTCCGTCCTGGAATCAACAGAGATGTGACTTCTTACGCTAACGAAGGCGGTTGGTTCGACAGCGATAAGATACGCTTTAGGCTTGGCTTTCCAGAAAAAATTGGCGGTTGGGTTAGGTCTTCTGTTTACAGCTTCTTAGGTGTTTGCCGCACTATCCACACTTGGATAGACTTAAACGGCACAAAACTCACTGGTGTGGGTACTCGCGTTAAATACTATATAGAGCAAGGTGGCTTTTACTGGGATATTACACCTATTAGGGCGACAACCCCAGCAGGGGAAGTGACTTTTGCAGCGGTAGACGGATCGGCTACTATTACAGTAACTGATGTAAGCCACAACGCAGCTACGGGAGACTTTGTTACCTTTAGTGGGGCGGTTAGTTTAGGTGGCGTCATTACAGCAGATGTTCTTAACCAAGAGTACCAGCTTACCGTAATAGACGGCAACAGTTATACAATCGTTGCTCGAGCAGCCGCTACAAGCATAGCTAGCATTACAATAGATGGTGCTTTGGTTTTTACCCCGTTAGCGGCTAATGCTTCCGATACTGGTAACGGAGGGGCTAGTGTAGTTGGCGCGTATCAACTCAACGTCGGCCTTGGTACTGTAGTAGCGGGCACGGGTTGGGGTGCTGGCTTATGGGGGGATGGTGGTTGGGGTGAACTAAGTCCTTTTACTACTACAAATATTTTGCGCATTTGGGGTGAAGACAATTACGGCGAAGACTTATTGTTCAACATCCGTGATGGCGGTATTTTTTATTGGGATACCAGCGCCGACACACTAGGTACCGACCGTGCAACCGCCCTTGCTGACATCCCAGGAGCAGATGCAACTACCCCTACTATAGCTAAACAGGTATTAGTCAGCGATACCGACCGCCATGTTCTCGTGTTTGGGTGCGACCCATTAGATGCAATAGGCACCCAAGACCCTTTGCTTATACGGTTTAGTAGCCAAGAGTCTATTACCGATTGGACGCCAACACCCACCAACACCGCAGGTGATTTGAGGGTAGGAGCGGGATCTGAGATTATTTGCGCGGTAGAAACTCGTCAACAAACTTTGGTTTTTACCGACACGTCTGTCCATAGTTTGCAATATCTTGGGCCGCCGTTTACTTTTGGTTTGGACCAGATATCCGAGAATACCACCATCATCAGCCCAATGGCAGCCGTAGCCATAGACGATAACGTGTTCTGGATGGGCGAAGGTGATTTTTACGTCTACACAGGACAAGTGCAAAAGCTACCTTGTACCGTGCGCTCCTATGTTTTTAACGATATAAACAACAGTGCGCTTGAGGTGTGTAATGCCGCAGCCAATACGTCGTTCTCGGAAGTGTGGTGGTTTTACCCATCTGCGAGTTCGGAAGAGTGCGACCGTTACGTTATGTACAATTACATAGAGCAGTCTTGGGCGTATGGGCAGTTAGCGCGTACCGCGTGGCAGGACAAAGGTATTAACATTAATCCTATAGCAGCAGGCACCGATGGTTACCTGTATTTACACGAGTCTGGCGTAAACGACGGTAGCACTAACCCACCTAGTCCAATAACTAGCTACGTTTTGAGTAGCCAATTGAGTTTAGGCCAAGGGGAAGAGTTTGTATTCCTTAGCAAAATAATACCCGACCTGACGTTTGATGCTTCTACAGTGGATGACCCAAGCGCAGATTTTATTTTGGAAGTGCGTAATTTCCCAGGAGGGGCGTACTTGCAATCCGACACGTCCAACGTGGTTCAAACTTCTACCACACCGGTAGAGCAGTTTACCGACCAAGCGTTTGTGCGGTTGCGGGGCAGGTCTTTTGCACTCAAGGTAGAATCTTCTACTGCGGGGACGCAGTGGCGGTTAGGTACTCCAAGGGTAGAAGTCCGGCCGGATGGGGCTAGATAATGTCGTCCAGAGGGTTAAACAGACCGTTCTTCCCACGGGCACCTAGCCAATATGAGCAAGCCCACCAAGCTGAGATACAACGGGCGTTTGAGTTGTTCCTTAAACAAGTGCAGAATCCTGGAGATGCGCGGCACACTACCCTTGCTCTCACCAATCTGCAGGAGGGGGATAACGGGTTAGCTCCCGGAGATTTGTTTGAGTACAACGGGTTTGTTAAAATCACAAAAGAAAACAAACCTAACCCACTTGGTGTGCAAGCTACTGGATTTGTAGGTACTGTAACAGTAATACTTACCTAAGATGTTTGTTGCTGCCAGTGATGGCATAGCGTATTATTGAGGTATGCGTCAACTCAGGAATTAACGCACCCTGCATATATTGATTCTATTCGAGGAACCGAACATATGCAGGGTCTCGCTAGTTTAGGGTACGAGGTTATAGACCAACCCGTACTTGATCAAACACAAGGTTTGCCGCAGTTCCAAAACGCAGCAGAGATGCTTGCCGATTTTGGTCGTAACGGCGACACCTACATAGTCCATGCAGCGGAAGGCGAAACCGTCATCCCTATGGAAGTGTTGGATTCCAACCCCCGCCTAAAGTCTATGCTTTTTGCTCAGATGCAAGACATGGGCATCGAGCCTGAGCGTTACATTGTAGGTAACGAGCTAAACTCTATCAATCCGCAGACAGGCCAACCCGAGTTCTTTTTGAAGAAGCTCTTCAAAGGCCTCAAAAAAGTGGTTAAAAAGCTCGCGCCGATTGTGCTACCTATCGTTGCTCCATTCTTGTTACCGGCTATGCCTATGGCTTTTGCTACAGGGTTAGGTAGTCTGGCGGGCGGTTTGGCAAGTGGTAGAAACTTAAAAGACTCTTTGAAAGGCGCGTTAATCGCGGGTGGTATTGCCGGTTTAGGTAATATGGCGTTTAGGGATGGCAGCTTCTTTGGTAGTAAAGCAGCACCCACAGGCCAGTTAGGTGACGTAACGGCAAAGCAAGCGTTCTCTTTGGATAACCCCTTTACCGCCGCAACACCAGATGCCGTAGGCGCAGCCCAAGCAGCCGAAGCAGCAAGATTATTGCCCCAAGGTGCAGCCGTACCAACGCCCGCAGGAGTAACCGAGGGTATTACACGCACCACTGACCTTGGCACATTCGGCGATAGCGCATTTACTGCTACCCCACAAGTGGATACCGTAGCCCAACTAGAGGCGTTGAACCGAGGGGTGTCCGTAGGTGACCTTGGCGGTCGTACGGCAGCTAGCCTAACAGAGACAACCCGTCCTAGCCTAGGCCAAGCACTCAAGCAGACGTTTACTCCAGGAGACCAGTACGGCCCCAAGGATTTCTACAGCGATTACCTAAGCCCAAGCCGTGCGAGTATACAACCGGATACGGCACAGGTTTCTGCACAGGCGGCGCAAGATGCAGCAAAGTCTATAGCGGAAACTAACGCAGCCCTGACCAGCCAAGGCTTACCTGCTTTGACCGATGCAGCAACCCAGTCCATTGTAGACACCACTATGAAGTCCGCTTTGGCTAAAGCCACTCCCGGATTTTTGCAAAAGTATGGTCCTCTGGCGGCTACCGCAGTGGGCACCGCAGCAGCTAGCGATTCATTGCTAGGTACGAACTTCTTCAGGGAGCAGGAAGCCCAGATACCAGGATTAATCACAGGTGAAACCGGTCGCGATTATTTAGAGCGCGACCCTGCCCGTTACGGTTTTGACTCTGCGCAGTTCTTCGGCGGTAACCCTTATTACCAAGCGTTAGCTAACCCGCAGCAGCAAGCGGATACAGGTAGGGTTTATCAGTCAGCAGCACAGCCTGTGTACACGGCGAGTAATTTTGTTAATCCTTACTTAGCTCCGGCAAGTCAAGCGGTGATGGGTTACCGCCAAGGTGGTGAGATAGTTGGTCCAGGAACCGGAACAAGTGATTCAATACCCGCGCTCTTAAGCGATGGCGAGTTTGTTGTTACGCGCAGGGCAGTAGAAAACTTAGGTGGGGGTGACCGCAAAGTCGGTGCCCGTAAGATGTACGACTTCATGCGTACCCTCGAAAACGGAAGAAGCTAATGGCTACAGAATTCCAAGAGATTATAACCCGCGAAGCTCCGGACATTGAGGCTTATAAACTTGGCCTTATGGATTTGGCTAAACAGCTAACCTCCGTAGAGCCACAAGGCGGTCTGCCCGCTTACCAAGTAGCAGGTATGACACCTGCCCAACTGCAAGCCCAACAGTTAGGTATGACCGGCGTAGGTGCATTTGCTCCTTTGTTAGGGCAGGCGGGGCAGTCTATCCAACAAGGTTTAGGTACGTTAGGTTCTGCCAGAAACGTCTACGACACGGCTATGCGTGTCGGTGGGCAGGCTCTAACAGGGTATAGCCCCTTCCAAGATATGGCTACCCAAGGCACTAATGCAGCCATGCAAGCCGCGATGGCTGCTCAAGCTCCTGCACAGGCCGCAGTACAGCAATCCCAAGTTGACCTTGCCGCAGCCATGCAGCGGGGCTATGGCGCAGCAGACACCGCAGCAGGGCAGCTAGGAGCAGCCACAACAGCGGGCCGAGGCATTGCAGGCCAAGTAGGTGCCGATACTCGTGCGCTCGGGCAGGGCTTAGGAGCAGCGACTAGCGGTTTTGGGCAGGATGCGCTCAGCATCGCTAACCAACAAGCCTTAGCAGCACAGCAAGCGGGTGCAGGAGCGCAGGGTATTGGTCAGCGGGCAGCTACCCAAGGGTTAGAGCAAGCGTTGCAAGCTCAACGTGGGCTACAACAAGCATCCGACTTTGGACTGCAAAGCGCCCAACGAGGCATGATGGGACTACAAGGCACTACCGGTGCGTTTGACCCTAGCACCGTTGCCTCTTATATGAACCCTTACGAGCAAGCAGTGATAGACGCAACGATGGCCGACATGCAACGCGCCAGTGATATTGCAGGTCGTGCTGAGGCTGCTCAAGCAGTAGGTGCAGGTGCGTTTGGTGGTTCACGGCAAGGTATTGTGGCCTCCGAGCGCGGACGTAATTTGCTACAGCAGCAAGCTCAAACAGCCGCAGGACTACGCGCACAAGGATATGGTGCCTCGCAAGAAGCAGCCCTAAGAGCATTCGAAGACCAACAACGACGAGGCCAATCAGCCGCCGAGCTTATGGGTTCCCTTGGGCAAGCAGGTGCAGGTACAGCACTCACCGCAGCAGAAGCCGGTGGTCGCCTTGGTATACAGGGTGTAGAGCTCGGTACTAGCACACAGATGCAAGCCCAAGACCTAATGGCTCAGGTACAACAGCAAGCGGCACAGTTAGGCATCAGCACTAACGAGATGGCAGCCCGCCTAGGTTTGGATGTAGGCAGTCTACAGCAGCAAGGTATGCTACAGTCAGCACAGTTAGGTTTAAGCGCAGAGCAGCAAGCCGCAGCCAACGCCGCGCAACAAGGTGGGTTAGGATTACAAGCCGCGCAACAAGCGCAAGCAGCAGCGCAGGCTAGTGGTAATCTAGGCATAAGTG